AATCAAATGGATCCCAATCAAATGGATCCCAATCAAACGGATCCCAATCAAATGGATCCAAATCAAATGGATCCTAATCAAATGGATCCCAATCAAATGGATCCCAATCAAGCAAATCCTGAACAAGTAGAATCAAATGAGTCAGCGTCTATCCCAGATCTTCCAACCATTGACGAAAATAATCAAAATGACAATGGAAATGAAGAAATGGATTTAGAGGATATGACGCCTGACGAGTTGCAAGCATATTTAACGAAGCTACAGGCATATATGGATGAATTAGACGAGTATGACGAGCAGATAAATAATTTTGATTCGAATACGTCTGACATAAAGCATTATGTATATGTGGCCTCTCGCGGAGAGGGAGTATTATGAAACATATATATGTAGTACATTCGTCAAATGATGAGCTAGCTCATGCATGGGATCGTTTCGAGCAAGCTAGGAGATACGACTCTGCTAAACGTAGAGAACGGTATTTACGTGACAAAGCTGCTGGAAAGACTGGGTATAAAGGAATACTAGCTAGAACTAGCAATCCATATGGTAATTATGCTAACGTATATTACGATCCTCAAAAAGCTCATGAGTATTACTTAAAACGTAAAGCTTCTAGTATTGGCTCCGCGTCTACTAGAGGTGGTGTTGCGGGGATAGCGAGACCAAACGCCCAAGCATCAAATGGTTCTTCTAGTCAAACAGCAGCACCGACTGAAGCTAGTAGTACCGGCTCGAAAAAAGCTAGTGGATCGAGCAGAGGATCTGGAGGATCCGGTAGATCTGGTGGATCAGGTGGAGGTTCCGGTAGAGGATCGGGTAGATCAGGCAGAGGGTCTGGAAGTGCTGCCAATGCTGAGGATCGAGCAGCAGCGAATAGTAGAATAAATGATCTTAGAGAAGCAGCAAATGCTAAAATACAAACAATACAAGATAAACTAGCTGCAGATAATGAGCAGGCTGTAACAGATCGAAACATGAGACAGCAAGAAGCTGCCGAAAAGATGCAAGCCGAACGAGAAAAAAGATCTGAAAATGTCGCTTTAAAAGCAGAAGCTTTAAAGAAAGAACGTGACATAAAGCTCGAACCGCTACGGGAAGAGAATGCTAGAATACGTGGTAAATTAGATTCTATGAATCCCGAATCAAATGAAGCATTGGCGTTAAGAAGAAAACTAGCTTCCAATGCACAGCAATCTATGAAAGCTTGCGCTGATTATACTGATTCGATACAGTCATCTACTACTAAGTTTTCTAATGAAATGAATAATAATATTACTAAGATCAGAGAAGATTTGCAAAATTTCGTAAAGAATAGCATCGATGAACAGCAAAAAAATACTAAACGGCTTAGAGATAAAATTACAAAAATTAAAGAACAACTTAACAAAGAAATAGCAAAGATTCAAGAAAGCGTTAAAAACGGAACCTATTCGTCATATGCTAAATCAAAATCGCAAGGTTCTGAGGTAAAGGTTTCGGCGCCTAAAACAAAAGCATCATCCAAAAATAAATCCAAGTATGTAGCTAGTAATAATAAATCTAATAATGTCGCCAAAAAATCAAAAAGTATACAATTAAAAAAGTAAGGAGGGATATGCATGTATGACTTTAGCGGGTATGCTACTAAAAATGACTTAGAGTGTGCTGACGGACGAATAATTAGACATAATGCATTTCAGGATAATGATGGTACTAGAGTACCGTTAGTATGGCATCATATTCATAATACTCCAGATAATGTTTTGGGTCATGCGGATCTGGAAAATCGAGATGATGGAGTATATGCATTCTGCTCATTTAACGATACGCCTCAAGGATTAAACGCTAAGACATTAGTACAGCATGGAGACATTAATTCGATGTCTATTTATGCTAACAATCTTAAACAGCAAGGTGCTAACGTTATTCATGGCATTATTCGAGAAGTAAGTCTTGTTATGGCAGGGGCTAATCCCGGAGCAGTAATTGATCCATTGAGTATACGGCATAGTGATTCTGATGGTGACGTTAGCTATACGGACCTTGATGATGAGGCAATTATTTATACTGGCGAATATTTCTTGAAACATTCCGATGATGAGGAGACTGATGTGAGTAATAAAGATACTCAAAATGACAAGCTAGATGAGCAGAAAAGCGATTCGAAATCTGATTCGAAATCTGATAAAGAGCAAACTGTTCAAGATGTCATAGATACTATGAATGAAGAGCAAAAGAATGTTCTTCACTTCTTAGTGTCACAGGCACTTAACGAGTCTTCTAATTCTGCAGTTAAGCATTCAGCAGATGATGACGATGCTGACGATGCTGACGATGCAACAAAGAGCAAGTCATCGGATGATAAAACTGTTCAAGATGTAATTGACAGCATGAACGAAGAGCAAAAAACTGTATTAGCGTTTTTGGTTGGACAGGCTCTCAACGATAAGAAAAACGGAGAGTCTTCTGATAAGGATGTAAAGCATAGCGGTATGGAGGATTATATGAAACACAACGTATTTGATGCCCCTGAGAACGGCACCCAGGAACTGTCGCATGAGGTCGTAGCTTCCATCATCAACGAGGCACAGCACAGCGGTAATGGCTCGCTCAAGAGTACGTTCCTTGCTCATGGCATGGAGAACATCGATGTTCTTTATCCCGAGGCTCACCTCGCCACTCCCACTCCCGAGCTTATCTCTCGCGATATGTCTTGGGTTTCCAAAGTCTGGGGTGCTCTTAAGAAGACCCCGTTTGGTCGCATTCGTACGATAGCTGCTAATATTACTGAGTACGAGGCTCGTGCTCGCGGTTACGTCAAGGGCAACCAGAAGGTCGAGGAGGTTATTTCTCTCCTTGGTCGAAAGACCGAGCCTCAGACGGTGTATAAGCTTCAGAAGATTGATCGCGACGACGTAATTGATATTACTGATCTCGACATCGTTGCTTGGATGAAGACTGAGATGCGTACGATGCTCGACGAGGAGATCGTCCGTGCAGTTCTGGTCGGCGACGATCGTCCGTCGAACGATCCTAGCTACATCAATCCTCAGAACATTCGTCCTATTTATCAGGACTCGGATGTTTACACTATTCACGATGTTGTTACGATCGGTGCTAGCGCTACCTTTAATGATATTGCAGATGCTATCATCGAGCATGCTGTTCTGGCACGCAAGGAGTACAAGGGTTCTGGCGTTCCCACTATGTACGCCTCTACCGATGTGATTACGCGTATGCTCCTTGCCAAGGATCAGCTCGGTCATCGTATGTATCGTAACGAGAGTGAGCTTGCGTCGGCGCTTCGAGTCAAGGAGATCGTCGAGGTTCCAGTCTTTGACGGCGTCACTCGAACCGCTCAGGTTACCAGCACTCAGGGTAACCAGACTGTCACCACTTCTGAGACTAGGAAGCTGCTCGCTCTTATCGTTAACCTCAACGATTATTCGATTGGTACGGATCGTGGCGGCGAGGTCAACCTGTTCGATGACTTTGATATCGATTTCAACAAGTACGAGTATCTGATCGAGACTCGTTGCTCTGGCGCTCTTATTAAGCCATACTCGGCGATCGCTATCGAGACTACTAGCGAGCTTCCGTTCACGTTCGGCACTGTTTCTGGTATGTATCAGGGTAGCAAGACTCAGAAGGCTACTACTGGTGACACCGGAGAGTAAGAATAATCAAAATACCAAGTAGTCGGAGATAATTATGTCCCGTTTTTTCGGAATAGTCGGGTTTACCAAAATGGTTGAAACTCGTCCTGGAATTTTTACTGAGACGTATATAGAACGTCCTTATAAAGGTGATCTTTTGAAACGGAATAGAAACTGGTCTTCGTCTGATTATTTAAATGATAATTTAGAAATCAGCAATGAGATAAGTATAATTTCCGATTCTTTTATGGATAGTAATTTCGGGACTATGCGTTATGTGAAATTCAATAAGCAAGCCTTTAAAATAACTTCAGCGAATTTAGACACAGAACGTCATAGGATAACCCTTAGTATAGGAGGCGTTTTCAATGTCCCTGAATCTACTGAAGATACAGAGGGGTAAAGTACAACAATTGTTGTCCGATATCCCCGGAATAAAAAAGGCTTATTATGAACCACCTTCCGACATAATGCTTGATTATCCTTGTATAATTTATCAATTCGATAGATACGAAGGTGTAATGTATTCTGCTAACGATGTATATGCAGCATGGCCAAGTTTTACAATAACCATCATAGACTTCGATCCAGAAAGCAATATACCTTTTGAGTTTGTAGAATTGAAAAAGAAAAACTGTAATATTTCTTTAGATAGAACATTCAGTGCTGATGGGTTATATCATTGGATATTCAAGTTAATATTTTTAGATGGATCCATATCATAACATAAGGAGGATTTATGAGCAAGATAGTGTGGGACGCCGCTGGGCAACATGTCTTTGAGCTTGGTGTCGACCATGGTGTGTTATATCCTGCCGCTAACGATGGTACATACCCTCTTGGTGTGCCTTGGAACGGTCTTACCAACATTTCCGAGTCTCCATCTGGTGCGGACCCGAATAAGTTGTATGCTGACAATATTAACTACCTTACTCTTTATGGTGCCGAGGAGTTCGGAGCGACTATCGAGGCCTATACCTATCCGGACGAATTCGCTGAGTGCGATGGTTCGGCTACGATAGCCCCGGGAGTCACTATTGGTCAACAGACTCGTAAGGGCTTTGGTCTTTCGTATCGTACGAAAGTTGGTAACGATATTGCTGGCCAGGACTTTGGCTACAAGCTGCATCTGGTTTATGGCGGTAGGGCGGCTCCTTCTGAGCGAGGGTACGAGACTATTAACGACTCTCCTGAAGCGATTACGTTTAGCTGGGAGATGTCTACAACTCCGGTTCAGGTTGCTGGTGGGTATCAGCCAACTTCGACGTTGACGATTGATTCTACCGATTTTACTACCGAGAGTCAGAAGGCTTTGCTTGCTGCATTCGAGGATATTCTGTATGGTACTGAGAATACCGATCCCCGTCTTCCGCTTCCTGACGAGGTGAAGCGTTTCTTCACCACTGGTACCACTGGCGAGACTGGCGATACCGGCGAGTAATAATAGTCAAAATACCAAGTAAAAACTAATCGGCTATGGTGTAATTAGCATAGAAGTAATTCAGGTCTGGGTTTTAATCCCAGTAGCCGATTTTTAAAGAGGTTATTATGAGTCTAGAATATGACATGTATCTTACCAAACACACATCAATACAGTAATGTTATTGAGTTGGATGGGATATTCGATTGGTATGAAACTCATAAAACTACTATGATATTGTCCGATAATACACGAAATAAAGTAGAGACTATTTTAGAAGCGTTAAAGAATCGCTTAACACAAATGTAATAAGATAATTCACATTTGCCCCTGTGGCGGAATGGCAGACGCAGTGGACTTAAAATCCAATGTCGAAAGACATGAGGGTTCGAATCCCTCCGGGGGCACCTCTTATCTAAAATGGTAGCAAATGGGCCTATAGCATAATGGTTAGTGCAGCCGGCTCATAACCGGTGGATCAGAGTTCAATTCTCTGTGGGCCCACCTATTATTACTTTCATTATAACATGGGATCTTAGCTCAGTTGGTAGAGCAGGAGACTTTTAATCTCAAGGTCATGGGTTCGATCCCCATAGATCCCACCATTTTTATATTTTTAACGAAAGGAGATACATATGGAAGCTAATAAAATGCTACTGTCATTTTTGGCATGGTATGCAGTTGATGTTGCGGATTCAGATGTTCCACCTTTGAATAAAGACGAAGTATATGTTGTTTGGTATAATTATACACTCGGACATTCTAAGGCATTGATTAGCACCACCCGTAAAGATCATAAATATTATGAACTTACATACAATTCACGAACTAATCAATTGTATGTCGATTCATATCTGAAGGTTCGTCATGATGAACTTGACGACATTATGGTAGAGAAAACTTATAAATTCTAAAGAAAGTGAGAAATAACATGATTAAGTGGCCTATTACGTATACCAATTATAACGATGAAGAGATCACTGAGGATTTTTATTTTCATCTGAATAAGGCTGAGCTAGCTAAGATGCAATTCGATGTGAACGGAGCATACAGCCAATTCATTGAGCGTATTACCAACCAACGTGATTATAAGTTGCTTGGTGAAGAGTTTAGGAAACTGATTCTTCGTTCGTATGGTGTGAAATCGGATGATGGTCGCTTGTTTAGAAAATCTCAAGAGATGCGAGACGAGTTCGAGCAGACTGAGGCGTATTCTGTTCTGTTTATGGAACTTATTACCGATGAGGATAAAGCTTCTAAGTTTGTGAAGGGTATTCTTCCAAAGGACCTTCAGGGAGCGCCAGTTCCTCAGGATAAACGATAGATTGGAAGATACTGAATGCTTCAGATTTTTGTTAATGGACTAGAATTTTATGACGAAGATGCTGAAGAATTTCATACAGTAAAACCACAAAAAATAGTGCTAGAACATTCATTGATTTCATTATCAAAATGGGAAGCAAAATGGAAAAAACCTTTTTTGTATGGTGATAGAACGTCTGAAGAAATGCTCGATTATATTAAATGCATGACTTTAACTCCAAATGTAGATCCGTCGGTATATTTGTCTTTAACCATGGACCAATTAAAAACCATAGGTGAATATATAGATGATGATAGAACGGCAACTACATTTTCAAAAAATATGCAACCGAAAGCGGCATCTAAAAATAGAACGATTACTAGTGAGTTGATTTATTTTTGGATGGTTTCACAGAATATACCTGTAGATTGTGAAAAATGGCATCTTAATCGTCTTCTCACACTTATACGTATAGCTAGTATAGAAAATGATCCAAAACGTAACAAGATGAGTAGACGAGACATATATAATCAGAATTCAGCACTAAATGCTGCACGACGTGCCAAATACCATACTAAAGGATGATGCCATGCATAGGCATCTCTATACATAATAAGGAGGTGCCTATGCCTTATTCTTTAGAATTAACATCCCATGGCGATTACAGTAAGACTCTGAAATATTTGCGTCGTATAGAGAAATTAAACATAGATTCCTTATTACAATCTGCCGGAAAACGTGGTGTTGAAGAACTTAGAAAAAATACACCCAAAGATACTGGCACTACAGCAAATTCGTGGAGTTATGAAATAACTAAAACTGATAAAAAGATAGTATTGACTTGGAAAAATAGTAATATACATAGAGGTATCAATATTGCAGTTATTATACAGACGGGCCATGCTACTAGAAATGGAGGATATGTAAAAGGTGTTGATTATATAAATCCTTCATTAGAGCCCGTATTCCAAGATATAGCAGATAGTATACGAAAGGCGGTGACATCATAATGAGTACAATGGACGATCGTGTCGTTAAACTAACATTCGATAATGAACAATTTGAGAAAAAAGTACACGATACTATAAAAACGTTACAAGAGTTTGAAAAAACGTTAGATATGAAAGGTGCTACCGCCGGATTTGATAAAATTAAAACCGCTGCCGATAATTTAAATTTATCCGCTATAAACAAGCAAGCAGAAGAGTCTAAGAATAAGTTTAAAGACTTGAGCGATTCAGCGACTAAAGAACTCGATTCTATATCTGCAAAAGCTCAAAATGTAGATATGTCATCAATAGCTACTAATGCACAGAAAGCTGCTGGGGATGCTGAGAAAGCCGTATCAAATCTTGATTTAACTGGTATTTCTGATGCAGCTAATAGTTCTGATTTTTCCGGAATTAGTTCTAATGCAGCGGAGGCGATTTCTGATACTGAAGCATATGCTTCTAACATGGATTTATCTGCTATATCAGAGGAAACCAACAAAGCCGCTGCTGGATTTAGTAATATGGAAGCTATCGCTTTAGGTGCACTAATGAGCATAGGCAATAAAGCAACTGACTTAGTTGAAAATGGTCTACGCGGATTATGGCATGGAATAACAGATCCTATAACAAGTGGTTTTGATGAGTATCAAACTCAAATCGGATCCATCCAGACAATAATGGCTAATACTAATATGGATTTCGATAGTGACCACGATATCGAACGTGTAAATGCCACATTGGATGAGCTAAACACTTATGCCGATCAGACCATATATAATTTTACCGAAATGACCCGAAATATTGGTACATTTACTGCTGCAGGTTTAGGACTAGAAGAATCTGCTAAGGCTATTAAAGGTATAGCAAACTTAGCAGCTTTATCCGGTGCTAATTCTAACGATGCTAGTCGAGCAATGTATCAATTATCTCAGGCATTAGCATCTGGAACAGTACGACTACAAGACTGGATGTCAGTAGAACATGCTAACATGGGTGGCCAAGTATTCCAGAAGGCTCTTGCTGATATGGCGGTTCATATGGCTGATGTTGGTAAAGCTAGCGAAACTGCTGCAGCAGCTGGGCGAGCCGTGCTAGAAGAAGGCGAGAAAATGCGATCAGTCTTAAATGCTAAAGACTGGGGCGAGTGGCTTAGCAGTGATATACTTTCTGAGACATTACAAACATTTACTTATGATACTCGCCTTATGACTGATGCGGAAGAACAAGCGGCTAGAAGTCATTTGAAAACACTAGGGTATCAAGATGATGAAATGGACACTATATTCCATATGGCTGAAATGGCTACTAGGTCAGCTACGGAAGTTCGTACATGGCAACAGTTGATGGAAACAGTGGGTGAATCACTGGGATCTAACTGGGCTGGTATATGGAGAAACATTTTAGGCGACTTCAAACAAGCTACCGATACCTTCACCTTTTTAAGTGACAAAATAACAAGTGGAGTCGATGGTCTTCTCGGTGGAATTGTACATATGGCCAAAGTCTTCAATGGTGGAGGTCGTATACTAGCTGAGGCTTATGGCGATATGATGCCTGATGGCCGCGAAATCGAGTCACCTATTTCAATTTTATTTGGATCGTTCGCTAGAGATAAAGACGGTAATAAATATATAGATGAGGTTACTGGCGAATTTGCTAGAATTAAAGGGGCTATTGATAATTTGTTCGAAGCTGTCGAGCGTCCTCTGTATGCTATAAAAGCAGCATTTGAAGACGTGTTCGGTATGGATGATTTGCAACTTGCTGAGTTGATGTTCGGCTTAGCCAATGGGTTCAGAGATTTCACAGCATCGCTAATCATCAGTGAAGATACTATGACCGATGTTCGAAACATATTTTCTGGATTATTTTCTGTTATAGATTTGGGTCTACATTTCGTAGGCGATTTAGTTACAGGATTCTTTTCGCTGGTCGATATAGCTCGCGTAGTGATAGATCCTTTGTTGGAAATAGCTTTTGCTATTGGTGGAGCTATAGGTAAGGGCATTCTCACATTACACGATGACATATTATTGACAATAACATCTTTTAAAATATTTGCTAATGAATTGCTGGGTCCGGTCATAACAGCTATAAAGAATACAGTGACAGGTTTTTTCGAGTTTCTTGACATACCCACTAAAATACGAGCTTTTACTAATTTTATGGTAGAGCTGCATAATATATTGTGGGATTTCCTTGATATTCCTGGAAAATTCGAAATGCTATTACAATTTTTCCAGAATGCAGGAAATACCATAGCAAGTTTCTTCGGTATTGCAGTCACTGAGGGTGAACAAGCTGAAATTAAATTTACAGGAATAGCTGGATTTTTCAAAGATCTTATAGATGGAATAATAAATGCTATACTAACAGTCTTTCCATTTATTAAAGATGCTATCGATGGGTTTGATAGCTTTATACAGGTTATGACTAGTGGCGATGATGTTGCAACTCATAATTATATAGTGGCTGCATTAGAGAATATACGAAATTCTATCACTCAAGTGTTAGGTCCACTATTCAATTTGGGTAAAGCTATCGGAGACTTCATAGGTCGCATGGTAGAGGGCGTTTCTAAATTAGATATTGTGCAGAACGCAATAAGTGGTATAGCATCCATAATAGACTGGATATCGAATTTAATAGGGTCTATTGGTGGTATTAGAGAAGCTTTTGCCTCAGGAACTGAGGGCGTATCAGAGCAAGCCAGCGTGTTCCAAAGAGTCGGTGACTGGATAAAGCGACTAACTGATATAATAAATGGCCTTACATTTGATAATGTTATTCAATCATTTAAAGATTTGAAAGATGGAATTGTCGATAACTTTTTAAACGTCGTTAAATATTTTTCCACTACCCCGCCGAGTCAGATGCTTGTAGATTTTTCGAAAGGTGTAAAGAAAGTTGTTAAAGACGTTGTGAAGAATCTACGAACTATGATACCGGCATTCGATTCCTTGGTAAAAGACCTAAGCGACGAGAATATCGGAGACAAATCACCATTTATCAAATTCTTAATTGGAATCAAAAACGTTGCAAAGGCTACTCATGATTCGTTAGTAAATCTATATAATGGTATTTCTAAATTCACTAGCAATGTAATTGAATCGATAAAACACAACGAAACATTCATGAACATAATAAATAATGTTAAGAATGTTTTCAGTTCGTTTGTTGAAAATGTTAAAAATAGCAATATAGGTGAGAACATAACTCAACAATTTTCTGATATAGCATCTGGTGAAGCGGTTCCGAACATCTTCAATAAAATAGCAGAGTTCTTTAATACCTTGACTGTAGATAAAATAATAGAAGGTGCAGAAAACCTTAGGCAATCTATTATAGAGAAATTCGGAATAGTTGGACAATTTATAGAACCTATATTAACTGCTGCAATCGGACATTTTACAGATTTCTATGATAAAGTAACAACCGGTGCAAATAGTGTTTCGGATGTTTTAAAGAATATTAGGAGTAGTATTGAAGAAGCGTTTATTAATTTACCACAAACTATAGGTGGATTTATAGATAGCTTATTCAAACCAAAAGAGGCTGAAGCTATAACGCTTCCTGAGGTAGATGTTGTAGATAGCATTAAGATAGATGAAAATAAAATTCCTAACATATTAGAACGAATCGCTAATACGGTTACATCCAAATTTGGAGATATGAAAGATGTTCTCGAACAGGGTCATGGTGTTATAAATAACATTTTAAATGGAACTATATTAAACGATTTTGTGAAGTTTGTCAAAGATGGCGGAAAAGCTACCTCTGAGATAAAAGATGGCATTATCGATAGAATAATGGCTTTATTTACCGACTTCGCAAAAGGACTACGTGAAAACCAAGATATAATAAGTGGCGTATTAGGAAGCGGTTTGCTTATAAGCATTCGTCAATTCGTCAAAAGTATGAAGAATACTACGAAATCGCTTGGCGGAATGTTCGATGCCTTTGCCGGTGTTGGTAAATCCATATCTAATCTTCCTAAAACTATGGCCGACGGACTTACTAAATTTGCTAAAAGTTTGAATAAATGGCGTGAAGAGACTCCGGCCGAAGCAATACTCAAAATAGCAGGTGCCATAGCCGTATTAGCCGCATCATTGTGGTTGATATCTATAATACCGGCTGATAGTTTGATTCGAGCTGGACAAGCTATGGGTATCATGGCAGCATCATTATTAGGTATGATAACTGTTATATCTTTGTTGGATAAATTCAAAGTTACTAATAAAGATACTTTAACAGCATTAGGAAATGCCTTTAAGGGTATTGGTATCGGCATGGTAGGATTAGCCGCCGGATTGATGTTACTTACAATGATCCCGGCAACTAGCTTAGATCCAGTAATGATGATGCTAGTAAAGTTGTCCGGTATGATTATAGCGATATCGTTAGTGATGAAAAGCAATCCGATTGGTACTGAAATTCTTAAGGCCGCCGCAGGGTTATTGATATTATCGTTTGCTTTAAGATCTTTGATAAAGACTATAGAGATATGGAACAAGTTCGATTGGATAGGAAACATACGTGGCCTAGCAGGAATGGCGGTAGCTATCGCAGCATTGTGTTTACCTCTCAAAATAGCAGGACCCAATTCATTAAAGGCTGCTGCTGGAATAATGATATTGTCAGTGGCTATGCTAGCTATGATACCGGCTATAGCAGCCATGGCATTAATAGAGCATTTGGTTAATTGGGATAATTTCTTAGCAGTTATGGGAGGCCTCGCCTTATTAATGGTTGGTATTGGTGCCGGGCTTCGTTTAGCTGGAGAACATGCGATATCTGCTGCGGCAGGATTTTTAATAGTGTCAGTAGCTATAAATGCCATGGCAGTAGCCCTAGGTTTGTTGTCACTTGCTGCAGCACACGGCGATATAGTATCTGCTACAGTAGCCATCGGTGCATTAATAGTGTTATTCGGTGCAGCCACTAAACTTATAAAACCGGATGATGCAAAAAGTATAGCTACCGCTCTTAAAACCTTCGGCGTTGGTGTTTTGGCTATAGCAGCAGCGCTAGGTGTATTAGCCATGGTTCCTATAGAGAAACTTGGGCCAGTTTATTTAATGTTATCATCACTCTTAGTTGGCTTTTGGGCCATTACAAAATTTACTGAGAGCAAAGACTTGACTGCTGCGGCTCAGGCAATGCTGAAGTTTTCTGGAGCTCTAGCTATAATGGCGGTAACGTTGGCAGTTCTCACTGCGTTTGACACCGTGAAAGTTATAGGTTCTGCAGGTGCATTAGGTGTTCTAGTATTAGCCTTAGGTGCGATGACTTACTTAACTAAAGAATCTGATTTAAAAGCGACTTCTAAAGCAATCTTAGTATTCGCATTGGCTATTGCGGCCATGGGATTAGTACTATCGTACTTGACGGAATTTGATTGGACCAAATTATTAGCGGCTTCTGGCGCATTAGGTGTCCTGTTGCTCGCATTAGGTGCAATGACATACATGACTAAAGAATCTGATGTACTTATAACATCAGGTGCATTAATGGTATTTGCTGGAGCATTAATCTTTATGTCAATGGCTCTTACCCAGTTAGCAGCGGTACCTGATGTAACCCCTGCGACAGTAGCTCTAGGAGCCCTTATTGTGGTATTCGGAGTATTATCAGCAGTTCTTTCTGCGATACCGGCAAGTGCAGCAATTCTCCCATTGCTAGCTTTAGCTTTGGTGGCATTCGGCGGAACATGTGTGTTGATTGCTTTTTCTGTAAACCTATTAGCTACTGGATTGGAACATTTAGCAGCTACTGGCCCGATACTGAGTCAGTTTGCTCAAATGTTGGCCGCTAACTTAGGAAATTTTGCTGCGGCAGCATTAGGAATGGCCGCTCTAGCGTTGGGATTAACGGTACTCGGCGTTGGTATAGTAGCATTTGGTGCAGCAGCATTAGTGGGAAGCATTGGCATCGGAGCCTTGACGTTAGCTCTATCCGGATTCTTATTAGTGGCTCAACAAATGCAAATGTTTAGTGAAGCTGGATATAACATAACTGCTGGCATTGGTGAAGGTATTGGCGGAGGTCTGGAACTCGTCACACAGGCTATCTTGGGTATAGGTCAAGGGATATTAAGTACTATCCTTGGATTCTTTGGCATTGCTTCTCCATCTACTCTTATGGCCGAACAAGTTGGTCAATACTTGCCTGCTGGAATCGCAGAAGGTATTAATGGAAACTCTGGCGGTTTGATGGAATCCCTTGGTGGTACACTCGGAGAATTACTTGGTAGATTCTCTACTTGGGTGAACGAAGAAGCACTGCCAAAGCTTCAAGAGTTCGGAGCTGGGTTGCTTGATAAATTTAAGAATGAAATTTTACCAAATATTCAAGATTGGTTTACTAACACCGCATTGCCCAAATTAGGTGAAATGGGTAAACAGGTTGTGGACCACTTGTTAGAAAAGCTTGGAGAACTTCCCGGTAAACTATGGGACTGGGCTAAGAGTCTTCCAGGTAAAATTTGGGATGGTATACAATCTGCATGGGAAACTATAACCAGCATAGGTTCTTCGATTATTGATGGTATTATTGCAGGTATCCAACAAGTACCAGATGCCATTTCGGATGCTGTAGTTGGCATGGCTTCTGGCGGTCTCGATGCTATCAAACGATTCTTCGGAATCGCTTCTCCTTCTAAGGTAATGCGTGACGAAGTTGGTAGATATTTACCGTTGGGTCTTGCCGAAGGTATAAAACGAAACGTTTCTCCTGCAGTGGATCAAGCTATAGCAATGAGCAAATCTATCATGGATGGTGTATCTGATAACATTCATCCAGTACAGTCGGCTATTGACATAGATTACGATCTTTCTTCTCCAGTTTCACCTAGTATTTCTCCGGTTATCGATATGAGTAAAATTGATTCTGATCTATCATGGCTTAATGATATGGTTGGAAAATTCGGATTCGTCAATTCAGTAAATAGTCTTCAAACTATAGATGCAAATATAGATATGGCGTCATTAACGCAAACCACTATAGATCAAACAAAACGTATAGACGAATTAACTAGTCAAAATGCCAAGTTATTGACTGAAATAGGACGATTGAGAGATGATATGGCACAGTATACGGATGCCATAAAGAATTCGGCTATCGTCATGGATAGCGGAATATTGGTCGGAGCATTGGCTCCTCAAATGGATCAAGCACTAGGCATGAGGCAATCTATGGCTTCCAGAGGAGTTATTTAACAGACAGAAAGAGGTGTGCTGAATGTACCATTCTGTAACCTTTGGTTCTATGAATTCATTCTATGATTGGCATTTAGTACCCGACGGACGTCCTGTAATAATAATGCCTGAACCAAAAATCACCACCGTTGAAGTTCCTGGAGCGAACGGGTTACTAGATTTATCAGAATCACTAACCGGATATCCTATATATAGCCCTAGAGAGGGTAGTATAAAGTTTCATGTTTTAAATGATAATGAGACTTTAGATACATTATATAGTAAGATTGCTAATTATTTACATGGTAAAAAACGAACCATGTCCCTTGAGGATGACCCGTCATACTATTATTATGGTCGATATAAGATATCATGGACCCATAACAATAATGGCACATGGTCTGATTTAGAAATCGCTTATAATTTAGACCCCTATAAATATTACATTGAAACTTCATTACAAGAAGATTCGTATTTGTATGAAAACATTTCAGTTTCTGGGACCACTGTAACTAAAAACCTCTCCAATGATAAAACCGTTGGAGAGGTTCCAGTGGTTCCAGAATTTATTTTCTCGAATGTAACGGGGTCCGGAGTTACTATACAATTCAATAATTCGGAATTAGGAATCACTAACTTAACTAAAACTGTTAATGGAAACGGCAGTCGTAAATTCTACGACATTATATTTTCCAACATGTCTGCTAATAACACACTTACCATTTCGTTTAGCGGTCATGGAAAAGTAGACATATTATTTAGGAGGATGAGCTTATAATGTATAAAGTGTACGCAGATGATATTCTTATACATGACTCGTATTCTCCTAACAATGAAGTACATTTGATATCACCCAAATTAAACATCGCTGATAACTCTGCCGGTTCATTTGAGATGACACTATCAAGTGAAAATCCTGGATATGGAAACATAGACAGATTCACGACTACTATAATTATTAAGAAAGATAATCATACAATATGGACCGGCCGAGTTATTAGTGAAATTGAAGACTTTTGGAAAAGAAAAAAGTATACATGTGAAGGTGCATTAAGCTATTTAAACGATAGTATGCAAGAACGTGTTTACTATGATAATTATACGTTGTATCGTTTCTTAACAGCGGTTATTGATATTCACAATCAAAAATCAAGATCCAACAGACAGTTTAGAGTTGGAACTATTTCAGTAACCGATACTAAAGAATCGTTTGAGTATAAATCAGACTATAAAACTACCTTTGAAACCATAAATGATAATTTGTTGAACAGATTACATGGTCACGTAAGAGTTAGGTATGAGAACGATAACGTTCCTATTCTCGACTACTTAGGCGATTATCCCAATACCTCATCTCAAGAGATAAATTTTGGTAGTAATCTATTAGATTTTACTAAAAACTGGGATTTATCGAGTCTAGTAACTGTTATATTACCAAGAGGTAAGCAGCTAGAAGAGGAAAATTCCAGAGGCGATAAAGAATACGTATATATAGATTCGGTTAACAATAACTCTAAATATTTGCAAAATAACGAAGCCACCGCTTTGTTTGGTAGAGTAGAGCGAATTGTAGATTTCAATGAAGCTGAAGATCCTGCTGCTCTAAAGCGATTGGCAGAGATATATTTACGAAGTATACAATTCGACGATATGGTGTTGGATGTATCCGCCATAGATCTTCATATGCTGAATCCTGATATAGTATCGTTTAACCTATTGGATCAGGTTAGATGTGTTTCTAAACCGCATGGGCTAGACAAAATGTTCCCTATTAGCGAAATAGAAATACCACTGGATACCCCAGAGAATGTTAAGTATACGATGGGCGCTACTCAAAAGTCGTCGATAACTTCTAGAGCAGCATCTGTTTTACCAACTTTGAAAAATGTTATTGATATTAGTGGCGGAAATTTGCTAGCCAATGCTAAGCATCAAGCTACTGAAATAATAAATCAAAAAACTACAGGCTATGTGAACATTATAACAGAAGATGAAACCTCACAAGCATTGATAATTTCAAATACTCCAGATCTAGAAACCGCTACTAAATTATGGCGTTGGAATTTAAACGGTCTTGGATATTTGAATAAGGAAGATAATCCGAACGGTGATTACTCTTTGGCCATAACAAATAATGGTGTAATTGTGGCCGACTTTATTAAAGTTGGAATGCTTGAAGATGGATATGGATTAAATCACTGGAATCTGTCAACCGGCGAATTTACATTAGCGTATAACACAGAGTTTGCCAATTTACAAGGTAATAGTATAACCATTGTAGACGTAGTAGACCTAGCTCAAACTGGAATCGATGCAGCTGAGGCAGCACAAAGTAGTGCTGATACAGCCCAGAGCAGTGCTGATGCGGCACAAGATACAGCTATCGAAGCATTAGATAAGCAGCCTGGCGGTACGAATATATTAAGGGGTACCAATAAAAATCTCAAGTTACTAGAGAAAAATTCATCTTGGGAGAATGGTACTTGGGATGGAAATAGTGGAGCAGCAGCTAAGAAAATCGTAAAAGATATATCTAATGCGCCTAATCCATCTATTGTAAAAGGCTTTCGCATGCGCCTAACTGCAACTAGTAATACGAAGAACGATACTTGTGTACAGCAATGTAATATACCAGTTGCATCTGGACAAGTGTACACAATGTCTTGTTATTTTAGAGGTGACGCATACGGTGTTGAGTTAGGATATTGGTATCCAGAGCGTCCAGCAGGCACTAGTAAAGATGGTGGTAGTGCAGTAGATTCTGCAGTGTCAACTAATTGGAAAAGATATTCGTTGACTTTTAAAATACCTAATAATAAAACTAAAATAGACCTTATATTTGGCATTCGTGTTAAAGTAGGAACCGGCTCCAAATGGGGCGAGATTTGTGGAATGAAGTTTGAACGAGGCAATACGCCCACTGACTGGAGTGAGTCTGAAGAAGATACTAAAAACATCTCGTATTCAGCTAGCGCCAGTTATACAGATTCCACGGCTGAATCATTGGCTGAATTTACAGTAGCTTATACGGATGTTATATCTAAAAATGACCGTGAATTCACGGAGAATCAACGCAAAGCTTTAGACGAGTCATTTACTCAATATAAGGTGCTAGAACGTCTTACTAATAATTTTAAAGCTAAAGGCATCTATCTACAAAATAACGAATTATATATGAATGCATCATATATACGAACCGGAACTTTAGATGCCGGAATCGTTAAAACAGGAATACTTACAGATCATGCTGGTGTAAACAAGTGGAATATGACTACTGGATATTTATACACTTATAATATGGAAGCCGAAAACATGAGAGCTTCTGGTAGATTTGAATGCGGAACCGATTATAAAATAGTAGTTCAAGATGGGCGTTTTGACGGCTATCAAGGAACTAAGTGGGTAGGTAGTATTTCGCCAACATCGACTATAAAAAACGTATCCAATGGGCAACTCTATACGGGATTAGAGCTGCGAGGAAAAGGTAGTATTGATATTCGAACCCCGCATCTTTCGATACGCAATAAGAATGATAATGGAGTCAGTACATTATGTCATACGGGCAATTTTAAGTTCAATTGTGTATCACAAATACGAGCTGGCGGGAACGGTTCGATTAGTTGGACTACGACTACTCATAACATAAAAATAATAAACGGTATGATCGTCGCTATTGCTTAAGGAGTTTTATATGATTGATCCGAACAAAGAAGTTGACTATTTTGTTGCTGAAATGATGCAAGCTATACAAGTGATAGATGACGATACGTATGACACTGACGATGATATTATTGGCGAAACTGGTGAAATTGGCGAAACCGGAGAAACTGGTGAAATTGGTGAAACCGGAACCACTGGCGACGATGAAATCATAGAGGTTGTTGATTATGAGTGATTATTTGCATAATGACGATTCCAGATTACCACCAGTAGAAGCATTGGATATGGATGATGAGATTTCTGAAGTAGAAGATACGTCGACTGGTGGCACGACTCCCACAGTAGATCCAAGAATTGTATCGGATTCAACAGTTAGAACCCCCGATGATTGGATTAAAAATTTAACTCCTACCGCTGGAACTGCCGGAGATACATACACCGATACTCCACCAACTGAACGCGAGCCAAGACCGATTCCGAATTTTAAAACTGTTTTTAGAAAAACAAGACAGGTTATACATGACTATTCGCAAGAATACTTAAAACAGTTAGAGTCTTTTGGTAATACTTTTTACGTCATATATACTGATGGTACCGAAGACGAAGTCGATTATACCGAGATATACGATCCGAATCAAATAGAAGTTCAAACATATGTAAACGAAGCTCAAGCGCTGGCAGAAGCTACCAATCAGCATTTTTGGCATGATGATAACGGCGCTCATGTAACCGATGTTACACAGGATGGTTGGAAAGACTCGGCACTTTCGAATTTCGATGATTTGAGCGATAACAAGCCATATCATAATATTCTTATGAATAGCTTAGGTATTTTATTGAGACGAGCATTGTATAATTTAGTTAGTATCACTAAATCCGCCATTACATTTTATGATGGATTAGGCAATGATTTATCTAATATACGTGCGTCATTTGGATCAGATGGTGCAACATTTAGAGATAATGGTAAAACAAAAGTTACAATTAAGTCTAATGGATTTAGTGTATATGACGATGAAGGCAGCTTTACAGATAATACTGAGGTGTTAGGTAATCGATTGGCATACATTGGCGTAGATGATAATGGAAAACCTTACACTCGAATCGGCAAATCTACAGAAGGCTATATTGATATTGGTGTAAATTCAGACGATAACCCGTATATTGATTTTTTTAGTGGATCGACTATGTTAGCCCATATGGGATACGACACCGGATCGGCGTCAGCAACAAGCAGCTATGTTAAAATTGCCCCGTATTATACGTTTGGTGAAAGAGATTATTATAAAAAACTAGACGATGGAACATATGCTAAAGTATCCTACGGAAACTACTCTGCATGTTTTGGAATAAATAATCAGGGCGAAGGATATTGTTCATTCGCAGAAGGTCGTGATAATGTAGCAATGGGCGCCATATCTCATGCCGAAGGAGACGCCAATACGGTCACAGGGGGATCTTCGCATGCAGAAGGAGCGAGTAATACCGTCTCAGGTGCAGTATCACATGCAGAAGGAGCAGGCTGTAAAGTATCAGGAAGCTATAGCCATGCTGAAGGATACCTTTGTGAAGCGACCGGTAATGAAAGTCATGCTCAGGGTCTTAAGTGTACATCGAAAGGAACCGGTAGTCATGCTGGAGGATATCTTACTGATGCTACTGGAATGGCCGCGATAGCACACGGCTATAACTCTATAGCTAAGGGAAATTTTTCAATAGCGTTGGGGCGTGAATGTGTATCTGAAAGCGAAGGCTCAGTTACGATAGGATGGGGCTTATCGACTAGTAGCCCTCGCGGTGTATATGTAGGTAAATACAATAAAGATGTATTAGCTGCTGAGTTTGCAGTAGGGACTGGCACTGGTAGTTCGAATCGTAGGAACACTCTTACTGTTGTTGGTGATAAGGCATACGTTTATAATGGCGCTACCACATATGGTTCGGCTATAACTTCAGATGCCCGAGTTAAGAAACTTATAGAGGTACTTACTCCTGAAATATCTATAAATTTCATAAAACAACTCATTCCAAAACATTACTATAAAAAAGAAGTAGAAGAATACGGGTTCTACGCTCAAGAGGTCGAAAGTATTCCTGATTTTGGAGATGTACTAGTAACCAAAGATAATTCAGGAGTATATGATTTACCAGATTATCGTCTTCTTAACTATCAAGGTATGATAGCACCGATCGTATCGGTAGAGCAAGACCTGATAGCCCGTGTAGAATTTTTAGAAGCGGAAAACACTGAATTAAAACGTCAAAATGACAAGTTAAATGATAGATTGGCTGCCGTCGAAGCATTATTGGGAATTCGATAAAAGCAAAGGAGTATATAAGGATGGCTAATAATCAAGGACTCCCGATTGAAGTAGGCTTTGAAAAAGCTAAATCGGATATCGTTGCTGCAATTAGTCGAATAGGAAACGAGTATTCGTTACCAACCTCATTAATGCTGGTACTTTTAGAGAATGTTGTATTGGAATCCAAACTAAATACGTTTGGTACAATAGTATCTCATTATGATATTTCTCAACCAGAGGCAGCGGTTGTTAAGTCTCCTGAAAAGAAAGATAATACTAATGGAGCAACTAATTAATCGAATAAATGCAATAAAGACCGAATTGCGAAATCCATCGATCGATACAGAACGAAAGATATATCTGTTGGATTTAAAAGAACAGCTAACTGCTAAGTTATCTGAAGTCTATTTGATGGAGACGGTAAAAAATGACAGAAGAATTACATGATCTAGAACAAAAAGCTAAGCATATAAGTGAGAAACTAACTGATCCATCTATAACTCCTGAAGAGTATGCTACTCTGTCAGCCGAATATGTAAACACAAAACGAAAGATCTCCTCTTTGAAAGTAGCTATATTCATGGATGGAGTATAATATTTTTTAGAGGAGGCATTAATGAGACGTTATACTACATCTAGTCCATCGTTAATAGTAGAAGGTGTCGATCTAACATCTCACCAAGTATGGATAACATTTAGTCAAGTATATCCTGACGATTTGGAATCCAGTGTTAAAAATAATTCATCCCGTGGAAATTATGATTCATTTTCACTAACTGTCACTCCGATTTCAAAAATAAAATCTGGTAGTGATACAACACTTTCATGTTCGCTAACTCAAGAACAAACCGCAATGTTTAAGCCAGGACGAATACGTGTTCAGGTTAATTGGAAAACTTCTGGTGGTATTCGAAAGGCTACAGATGTTGCCTATATACCCTCTTTCGATAATCTTTTGGAAGAGGTGAAATAGGATGGCGGATGCGAATTTAAAGTATTATGACGATCAAGTTCCAAATTTAAAATATCGTGATAATGATCGAGTTCGTCTAGACCCCAGCGAAACATTGATACAAGCAGTTTCTCCAAGAGTGGATATTTCGACTATTTCTGGTGGGCATCGAGTAGTTGTTACTGATGTGGATGGGACTGAGTCGTTTAATGTTTTAGATGGCATAAAAGGTGATACAGGTCCTCAGGGTATTCAGGGTATAAAAGGTGAAACTGGCGACATAGGTCCTAAGGGCGACACTGGTGACACAGGCCCTCAAGGTCCTCAGGGTATTCAGGGTATAAAAGGCGAAACCGGTGACATAGGTCCTAAGGGTGATACCGGCGACACCGGTCCTCAAGGTCCTCAGGGTATTCAGGGTATAAAAGGCGAAACCGGTGACATAGGTCCTAAGGGTGACACCGGTGATACAGGTCCTCAGGGTATTCAGGGTATAAAAGGCGAAACCGGTGACATAGGTCCTAAGGGTGATACCGGTGATACAGGTCCTCAGGGTATTCAGGGTATAAAAGGCGAAACTGGTGACATAGGTCCTAAGGGCGATACGGGTGACACAGGTCCTAAAGGCGACACCGGTGATACAGGTCCTAAGGGCGACACAGGTGATCCTGGAGACGGTGAGAATAATGTGCAGTCTGACTGGAACGAGACTGATGTTACTGATGATGCATATATTTTGAACAAACCATCAATCCCATCTAAAACGTCTGATTTAACTAACGACTCTGGATATTTGACTAATGCTACATTACCGTCAATCCCATCTAAAACGTCTGA